CGGAGGTTCGGTAGCAGGTGCAGCTTTCCTTGCATATTTTAAAGGAACAAATGCTGGTCTTTGGTGCTATGCTAAACTTGATCAGACACTTGACTTTCTTGTTGAAAGATATGGATGGACTTGGTTAGTGCAACCCGAAGATGGTTGGAGAAAAAAGTATCCACACGTTACAAAGAAAATAGATGAACTTGAAAATAGAATTAAGGAACTAGAGAATGAGAGAACTGCTGATTGAAGCATTCAAGTCCCATGCAAAAGGGCATATCGATAAACATATAGCAAACGTAGAAGTTTATCTTACTCATCCTGTTGGTATTGGAGAACACTCTGATATTATGGAAGCAGTTGAAATGGAAATTGAACAGATCGCGAAGTATGATGATCAACTTGAAATGATGAAAAAATACTTTAAAGAAATATAAATTATTTCAAAAAATAGATTATATTATGACTCATTTTTGTCTTTACTAAATCACAAAAATGATATATAATAGTTCAATCAGAAAAGAAAATCAAACATAAGAGGTAGTAGAATGGCAACAGCAACTGTTGACACAAGAAAGTTTTTATCCGAAACTAAGTTCTACGAAGCTTACTCCCGATATATAGAAGATGATGGCAGATATGAGTCATGGGATGAAGCTGTAGATCGTGTAATCGGAATGCACGAAGGTTACTATAAGAACAAAGGTAACGAAATATCAGAATACTTCGAGGAAGCTCGACAAGCATATAAAGAACAAAGAGTACTTGGTGCTCAACGTGCATTACAATTCGGTGGTGAACAATTGCTGAAACATCAAATGAGAATGTACAACTGTACTTCATCCTATGCTGATAGACCAGCATTCTTTGGTGAAGTATTTTACATTTTATTATGTGGTGCTGGTGCAGGATTTTCTGTACAAACTCATCACATAGCAAAATTGCCACAGTTACAAGCAAGAACTAAGCAAGCCAAAGGTTATGTCGTAGAAGATTCAATCGAAGGTTGGGCATCTGCACTTGATGTGTTGATGTCTTCTTACTTTGTAGGTGGAGGAAAATATCCAGAGTTTGAAGCTCGTCGTGTTTTCTTTGACCTATCACAAATTCGTCCAAAGGGTTCAAAAATATCAGGTGGATTCAAAGCACCAGGACCAGAAGGACTACGTCGTTCACTCGACAAAATAGAACATTTACTTCAAGGTATTGTAATCGATTCCAAAGAACCAAAGAACATCCGTCCAATCGACGTGTATGATATCACAATGCATGCAGCAGATGCTGTGCTGTCTGGTGGTGTACGTCGGTCAGCAACCATTTGTCTTTTCTCACCAGATGACGAAGAGATGATGAATGCAAAGACTGGTAGTTGGTATATGGATAATCCACAACGTGGCAGATCGAATAACTCTGCTGTGATTGTGAGAGACGAGACTACACCAGAACAGTTTGGCAAGATTATGGAATCAGTCAAACAGTTTGGTGAGCCAGGATTTGTCTTCGTTGAATCAACCGAACATACTACTAATCCATGTGTTGAGATTGGTATGTTCCCTCAAATGGATAGCAAGTCTGGTTGGCAGGGTTGTAATCTGACTGAGATCAACGGTGGCATGTGCAATACCGAGGAGGATTTTTATAAGGCATGCCGAGCAGCATCCATCCTCGGTACTCTACAAGCAGGGTACACAGACTTCAAATTTCTTGACGAAACTTCGAAAAAGATATTTGATCGAGAGGCATTACTCGGAGTATCAATTACAGGATGGATGAATAATCCGAAGGTATTATTTGATCCTAAGATCCTTGAGAAAGGAGCAAAGATTGTCAAAGAAGTTAACAGAGAAGTTGCAGAAAAACTTGGAATTAATCCAGCGGCTAGAACGACTTGTGTTAAGCCATCGGGCAATGCTTCGGTTCTATTGCAAACTGCTTCTGGTATTCATGCTGAGCATTCTAATATGTATATTCGTAATGTTCAGATGAACAAAGAGTCTGAGATTACTCAAGCAATTATGAAAGCGAATCCTTACATGGTCGAAGAATCTGTATGGTCTGCAGGCGGAACTGATGTCGTGGTATCGTTTCCAATTATACCACATAAAGAGTCTATATTGAAAGACGATTTGATTGGTGTAACGCATCTTGAAAAAGTCAAACTTGCTCAAAAGCATTGGGTGAATGCTGGTACAAATGAAGAGCTTTGTGCAGACAAAGGTATTCGTCATAACGTATCAAATACGATTATTGTAGAAGACTGGGATGAAGTTGAAAAGTATGTATTTGAAAATAGAAATTCATTCGCTGGTATTTCATTCTTGTCAATGAGTGGCGATAAAGACTATAATCAGGCACCAAACACCGCAGTCATTACTGCAAAAGAAATGGTAAAGAAATATGATACTGGTGCGGTCTTTGCTTCTGGTATGGTAGTCGATGCGTTGAAGTGTTTCCGAAATCTATGGGACGCATGTTCGACTGCAAAGGGATTCGGTGAAGATATATCACTTGAATCTGCAGAGAACGCAATGAAACAGGATTGGGTCAGAAGGTTCAATCAGTTTGCTGATAACTACACAGACGGTGATATTACTTTAGCAGAACACTGCTTGAAAGATGCTTATCTTCTACACAAATGGAATAAGATTCAAAAGAATCTGAAACCAATTGCATGGAAAGATGATCTAACAGCAAAAAAATATGTTGATGTTGATACACTTGCTGCGGCTGCTTGTGCAGGTGGTGCTTGTGAAATCGACTTCTAATGTACCTTCACCTTGCGTGAAAGTCTGTGATATAAAAGAAGGATATTGTATAGGATGCGGTCGTTCTCAAGATGAGATCAGAGAATGGTTTTATTGTGATGACGACCGTAAACTCGAAATATTGGCTAATAGACTTTTGGAGAAAATAGTAAATGGATGAATTCGAAATAGAGTGTGATGAATGCGGCGTAAGTTGTGTCGTACACGCATATGATCGACCAGACTTCTGTCCTTTATGTGGACGTAGAGTAGAAGCAGAAAAAACAGATTCAGTCATGGATGAGGCATTCTTTATTGAAGAATAAATACCTTTATGTGGTATTATAATAATGAAGAATATAAAGACACTCCCGAGGAGTACCAAGGTTTTGTTTACGAAATTACCGAATTGCGAACTGGCAAAAAGTATATTGGAAAGAAAAATTTCTGGCGCCCAAAGACTCTTCCGAAAAATAGCAGACGATCTCGACGTGTTAAGACAAGAGTTGAGTCAGACTGGCGACAATACTACGGATCAAACGTGGTATTACAAAAACTCGTCGAAGAACACGGATCAGAATCCTACAAAAGAGTAATATTACACCTGTGTAAAACAAAAGGTGAGATGTCATATATGGAAGCAAAGTTCCAATTTATGTTTGATGTCTTACTTTCTGACAACTATTACAACGAGTTCATCGGATGCAAAATCCATTCAAAACACGTTACTAATTTAAAAAACAACTTCGAATAAAATAGTTCTTTACTTTTCTCGTAAAGTATGATACAATAGTTGTATCCAATAAAAAAAAATCGAGGAGTTAAATTATGGATATGATATTAACCGCAGTTCACTATATTCAATTTCAAGCTTTAAAAACGACTGAGGCAAAAATAAAATACCTTTTAAAAAATAAAGAGTCGTTAGAAAATAATTATGATATAAAGGTAGATAACTTAATTTGGGCTTGGGAAAAATATGTACCACTTGAAAATAGGGAAGGATTGTATAAATGATAATAGTTGATTATAGTGGTATTTGTCTCGCGAGTATTATAGTCAATAAAGAATTAAATGAAAATATGGTTCGGCATATGACTCTTAATTCTTTACGAATGTACAATCAAAAATTTAAAAAAGATTATGGAGAAATGGTTCTTGCTTGTGATGGTATGAATAATTGGAGAAGAGGATATTTTCCTCAATACAAAGCAAATCGTCGCAAAGGTCGAAAAGAATCAGACTTTGATTGGAACGAAGCATTTCGCATTATGCATATGATCAAGGATGAAATAACAGAAAATTTCCCATACAAAGTAATTCATCTCGAAGGATGTGAAGCAGATGATGTAATTGGCACATTAGTTGAACGTACTCAAGAGTTCGGTAATTA